ATTAGATACCAGTTGCAATCAAGGGATTTTTGTGCAAGTTTCAGAAGAGTTGACCGTATATGCAGTCTGGTACGAAAAATACCAATGCTACATAGCTATTAGAAGGCTGACACCGAAAGAATGCTTTAGGCTGCAAGGTTGGACAGATGACTATTTTGAAAAAGCAGAGTTTGTTAATTCTAATAGTCAATTATATAAGCAAGCAGGAAACGGCGTAACCGTAAACATAATAAAAGCTATTGCAGAAAGGATAAAAAATGAGTAACCCGAAACATGATTGGTACGGACACGCAGTAAAGCAAGTAAAAAAATACCCAGACAAACTGATTGCAGAAAACACAGCCCAGTCAGCACTGTGGATGTACGCTATTAACAAGGCGATAAAGCAGACAGAGGGCATGAACAACGGTGAGGACAGAATGAAAGCTGTACAGCTAGTATATTTCGAAGATAGATACACGATAGCAGGGGCGGCGAATAAGCTCGGATATGCAGAAATGACTATACGTAGATGGCTTAGTGCTTTCGCCAATTTGGCTGGGAAATATGCAGGATATTAGAGAGGGAGAATTATCTCCCTCTCTTTTTTATGTTTGTCTAACACAGCTTAAAAGATGTCGTACAATACACTTGTACGGACGAGTACTGGTAACTTTTTGTGAGACATAACCTCCTCTATCTTTTTGTGGTAAAAGTGTAAACTCTCACCCGCGTAAAAGAGAGTACGTAAGACGCCTATCCCACGGTGCCTTGTGTTCCATACAGGTTGCGGATCTACAAGTGTTTAGAGACCAGTCGCTTATTAGTCTTACCCCGGTGGCTGTTAAGGTGCAATTCCTTATACTTGTATTTAGTTGCATTATTGCAACTGGCGTAAACGATTTTTTTCATATTTTCTTTCCTTTCATATAACCCCGTAATGGATTGTTTACGGGGTTATGGTTGTATTTAGGAGGTGACCCCCAAAATGGGATAAGTAAATACCAGGAGTGGCTGACCCAAGAAGGGTTGCTCAAACTAGAGGGATGGGCACGAGATGGATGCACAGACAAAGAGATTGCGGCAAACATCGGTATTAACCCAGATACCTTGTATACATGGAAGAAAAAATTTCCAATTTTAGCCGATACCTTAAAAAAGGGAAAGGATGTTGTGGACAGGCAGGTGGAAAAAAGCCTGTTACAACGGGCACTAGGGTACAGCTACGAGGAGACGAGTGAAAAGTACGAAGGCGGAGTAATGACGGAGCGAAAGGTTACAAAAAAGCACGTTGCGCCGGATACAACAGCACAGATATTTTGGTTAAAGAACAGGAAGCCAGAACAATGGCGAGATAAGCCGCAGTCAGAGAGCGCAAGCGACAAAGCACTGGCAAAAGCTATTGAAATCCTTGGGGGTGTCAATAGTGCCATTGACTAGCAAACAGGCAGAATATCTACAAGGTTGTAACCATCGTTGGAACGTAAAGACCGGGGCGACAGGTTCCGGGAAATCGTTTGTGGACTACGCAATCGTAATCCCTCAACGCCTGACACATCTAAAAGGATTAGGGCTTGCTGTGATGTTGGGAAACACCAGAGGCACGCTACAACGTAACATACTTGACCCTATGCGAGAGATTTGGGGCGAGGAGCTAGTTGGCGAGATACGGAGCGACAACACAGTACAGCTATTTGGCAAAAAGGTATATGCACTAGGCGCTGACAACAAGAAGCACGTTGCAAGGATACAGGGAGCAACGATTGAGTATGCTTACGGCGATGAGGTGACAACGTGGAATCAAGAAGTATTTGAGATGTTAAAATCACGTCTTAGAACGTCACACAGTCATTTTGATGGCACTTGCAATCCGGCGGGGCCAAAGCACTGGTTTAAAGGATTTCTGGATTCCGATGCAGATATATTTCAACAGGCGTACAACATACACGATGGCTGCCTACCTCCGGCGATAGTAGACGAGTTAATAAAAGAGTACTCCGGGACACACAGGTATCAACGCTACATACTGGGCAACTGGGCAGTAGCCGAAGGGCTTGTGTACGATATGTTTTCGGAGGCAAGACACGTCTGCAGAGCAAAGACCAGCGGAGAGATAATTGTTAGCTCCGACTTTGGTATGCAAAACGCCACCGTCTTTTTAATCTGGCAGAAAAGAGTGGATACCGGCAACTGGCACTGTATAAAAGAGTACTACTATTCAGGCAGAGAAAACAACCGAATGAAGCCAGTCAGTGAGCTAGTAAAAGGGCTAGAGGACACACTAAACGGGCAGAAAGATGATTTAGTCATTGTTGACCCATCCGCCGCCGCTCTCATCGTGGAGCTACGCAGTAGAGGGCACAAGGTCAAAAAGGCGGATAACACTGTTAACGATGGGATAGCAGACGTTGAGACGATGTTGACACAAGACAAATTATCGTTTGACCCGTCTTGTACGCACACGATCGAGGAGTTTGGCATCTATGCATGGGACCCAACAGCGGCTGACAAAGGCAGGGATGCAGTTATAAAACAGTCAGACCACGCAATGGACGCTATCAGGTATCTTGTAAAAACAAAAAAACTCGTCAAGCGCAGCCGAACAAGACAATACAAATCAATTCTAGGGTGATAACAATGTATCTATCATATCAAGATTTTGTTGCCGCAAAAGACAAAGGGCAATTTATAAATCAGTTTATAAAATTCCACGAGAGTACGGGAGCATACAAAGAGGCGTTAAAAGCGGACAAGTATGACGCACAGGAAAATGAGACTATTTTACAGTTCCAGCGCGTCTATTACACTTTGTTGGGCCAGAAAAAGATAGATAATTTTTCGTCTAACGCACAGATATGCTCTAATTTCTTTCACAAATTAAATACACAGCGCTGTTCGTACAGCCTGGGAAACGGTGTCTTTTTTAATGACATGGGTGTCAAAGATAAACTAGGCAAACAATTCGACAGACGGATTAAAGAGGCGGCTTACAACGCATTAATTCACGGTCAATCTTTCCTTTTTTGGAATGTGGACCACGTGCACGAATTTCCTTTTACGCAGTTCGCCCCGATGTGGGATGAAGACACAGGGGCATTGATGGCGGGCATAAGATTCTGGCAACTGGACGAGCAGAAACCGTTTAAGGTTGTGCTGTACGAGGTGGATGGCTACACAACCTACAGTGCAGAGAGTAAATTTGGAGAATTAAAAGAGACCGCTCCCAAACGGGCATACAGACAGAGAATTGAGACTGCAAACAATTTGGAACCCGAAATTATCGGAGAAGAAAATTATAGCAGTCTCCCTATTGTGCCGATGTTTGGCAACAAAAGGCATATAAGCACCCTGAGGGGAATGCAGTCAAAGATTGATGCTTATGATGCGGTACAAAGTGGTTTTGCCAATGATCTAGACGACTGTGCGCAGATGTACTGGCTAATTTCTAATGCCGACGGCATGACGGATGACGAGCTGGCAGAGTTTAGAGACCGGCTTAAATTTCAGCACATTGCAAAGGCTGAGGAAGGGCAGGTACAGGCATACACACAAGAGCCGCCATATACGGCCAGAAAAGAGTTTCTCACGCAGATGCGGTCGGAGATTTATGAGGACTTCGGTGCGTTGGATGTACACGCCATAGCCGCCGGAGCAACAAATGACCATATCGACGCCGCATATCAGCCGTTAGATGACAATGCAGATGATTTTGAGTACTTTGTAGGCGATGCGATTGAGAAAATTCTGGAGCTTGCGGGGATTGATGACGAACCGCAATTTAAGCGGAACAGAATCAGTAACGAGAAAGAGCGTACAGATATGATTCTTGAAGCGGCGAATTATCTGGATGAAGAAACCATTCTGAAAAAATTACCGTTTGTTGCACCGGAAGAAGTACCAGACATTTTGGAAAAGCTGGATGAAGAATCATATAACCGCTACACGGAGCCGATTGAACCAAATACGCTGGAAGATAATCCAGAAGGGGATGAATAACCATGTATCCATCCGACAAGTGGACAGAGCAGGAGCTACAAAAGTTAGAAAAGCGGTTAGCAGACGTATATAAACAGGCTGAAAAAGAGCTTAACGGCAAAGCGAGAAACTATTTTAAACAATTCTCCCGCCGATACGTCAAAGAATATGCGGCATACCAGGCAGGAAAGTATACCAAAAAAGAGTTTGAAGCATGGTTAATAAATCAGTATGGCAGAGGGCAGAGGTGGGAAGCACTCCGTGAAGACATGGCGCGGCGGCTGACAGAGTCAAACCAGATTGCCGCGGCATACATCAATGAGAAGACCCCTCTTGTGATTGCCATTAATCATAACTTTGAGGCATATATGATTAAATCCCTTGTACCTGATAAACAGATAAAAGAGATTGGAGATATTGCTTTTAACCTAGTTGATGAACACACAGTTAAACGGCTGACGGTCAAAAAGCAGAAGATTCTTCCACCGCGCAGGGTACTAAAAAGCAAGGATGTGCACTGGAACAAGAAGAAATTGCAAAATGCACTACTGCAAGGAATTTTACAGGGTGACAGCATAAAAAAGCTCGCAGGACGATTCCAAGACGTTACAGGTATGAATCATACTGCCGCAATTAGAAACGCCCGCACAGCGTTCACAGGGGCACAGAACGGGGGCAGGCAGGCGGCATACGAGGAAGCCTACCAGATGGGAATTGATGTGGTGAAACACTGGACAGCGACAAAGGATTTGAGGACACGAGACAGTCACAGAGCGTTAGACGGCGAGGAAGTACCGTTTAACATGGCGTACTCCAACGGTCTTATGTATCCGGGAGACCCAAGCGGAATCCCGGCGGAAGTTTATAACTGCCGATGCACACAACGAACTGCACTACCCAACGAACTGGCACAACCGCGAATGATACGTGTCAAGAATTTGGAAACAGGTAGAAACGAGGTCGTAGAAGATATGACCTATTACGAATGGTTAGCAACGCAAAGGGGGCGAATATAATGGCGGATATTGATGTTGTAAGCCATGTGGACGAAGTAATTTTAAAGACCACCATGGCACTTGCAAGAGCATTAGAGCAGGCAGGAGCCGCCGCAGAAGGGCACGCAAAAGACCTTTGCCCGGTCGATACAGGCGCGTTGAGAAACAGTATTACACATCGGACCGACTTGGAAAATCTCACGGAAACAATAGGTAGCAACGAAGAATATGCCGCCTATGTAGAGTTAGGAACTGGCGTGTATTACAAGGGAGGACGAAAGACCCCATGGACCTATCAGGACGATAAGGGACAGTGGCATATCACAAACGGTCAGAGGGCGCAGCCATATTTAAAACCGGCGGCGGCAAATTACGCAAAAGAATACACAGCAATCATTGCAAACGAATTAAAAGGAGCGATGGGATAATGGACAGATTGTCTTTACTCGTCAAGGCAAGAGAAACAGCAGAGTATTTTGTTGATAAAAAGTTTAAATACTCGCAGAATGTGGCGAATAGCTGGGCAGGCGCAAAGAAGAAAAAGGTAAGTAATTGTGCATCGTATGTATGCTATTGCCTACAGCAATTAGGTATCCTTAAACCGGGACAACTGTTTTATTGCAACAGGAACGGAACAGTTGTCTATAAGGGCGCAGGAACAAAAGCGGCTATATCAAAACGATATAGATTGATAAAAGTAAATAAATTACCCCGGGATTATAAAAACAAATTAAAACCAGGAGACATTTGCTTTTACCGCCTGCATACCAATATTTTCGCAGGGATAAACGAGAGCAATAAAATGGTGTGGTGGGATGCCGGAAAGGCTAGTACAAATACTAAAAAAGCAGGCGGAGCATACAAAAAGATACATAGGATTATCAACGGAAATCAGAAGATTTTATATGTGCTGAGATGGAAAGGATGAGAAAATGACACAGAGGAAAATTATTGACGTGTCGGTATACAACGGCACAATCGACTGGAAGAAAGTAAAGAAATACGGTTGTGATGGTGCAATCATTAAGATTATCCGCAAGGATTTAGGCAAAGACAAGAAGTTTGAGGCAAACTACAAAAAATGTGAGGAGTTAGGCATCCCATGGGGCGTGTATAACTACACATACGCTACTACAGTGGCAAAAGCTAAGTCAGACATGAAACTTGTATGCGACATCCTCGACAAAATTAGTAAGAAACATTTTAAATACGGCGTTTGGTTTGATATTGAGGACAAAGTACAAGCTAAGCTGACAAAAGGCATGATTGCATCAATCATCAACGCGGCACAGACTGTCGTTGAGTCAAGAGGGTATAAAATCGGCGTTTACACTGGCAAATCATACTTTGCGGAGCATATTGACAAAAATAAGGTCAAATGTAAAAACTGGTGGATTGCGCGTTATTACAAAGGCTATAACCGCATGGCGTTTAAGGCAACACCGAACAAATCTTATAAGCCTACAAACGTGGATAACCTTATGGCATGGCAGTATACCAGTTCTGGCGTATTTCCCACCAGGGTTTCAACCGGCAACGGCGGAAAGTTTGATTTAAATATTTTGTATCACGACTTCCCGGCGACGGTGCAGAAGGAAGAAACAACAAAAAAGGTTAAATACACCGGGAAATTTCCTAAATTGCCGCCACGCGGCTACTATGCGTTTTTAGACGGCATCACGGTATTAAAAAACACAAGGGAAGAAATTGAGAAATTGCAGAAGTTTTTAAACTGGGCTATCGGCTCAAAATTAGAAACTGACGGCAAATATGGAGAAAAGACAGAAGATGCAGTTAGTATTTTCCAGTCGAAATGTAAATTAAAAATTGACGGCAAATTTGGGGCGAAATCCCTTAAAGCTGCAAAATTATTTAGTAAGTAATCACGAAGTACTGTGATTTACATATAAAGTCATTTAGGGAAAGAAATCCCTCAAAGAAAAGGAGTAATCAAATGGCATTAACAAGAGCTTTTTTAAAAAGCATGACACTTACAGACGAGCAGGTTTCCGCGATTATCGAAGAACACTCTGCAACCGTTACGGGTCTCAAGAACGAGATTAGTAAATACAAAGAGGACGCAGAGAAAGTCCCAGACCTCCAGAAGAAATTGGAGGACTACGAAAAGGACGACTGGAAAGGCAAGTATGAGAAAGAACACGCAGGTTTTGAGAGCTACAAAGCCGAACAGGACAAGAAAGCGTCCTACAATGCGAAAGAAGCCGCATACAAAAAGATGCTTGAGGATTCCGGCGTGTCTAGCAAGGTAATTAACCTTGCATTAAAAGCATCAAAAGAGACTATTGATAATTTAAAAATCGGAACTGACGGCAAACTTGAGAACGCAACAGAGGTAGAAAAAGGCATCAAAGAAGCGTATGCCGATTATATTACAACTGAAAAAACTCAGGGCGCTAACGTATCAAATCCACCGGGAGGAGAACCGGGGAAAATGACCAAGAAAGAAATCATGGAAATTAAAGATGCAGGCGAACGTCAGAAAGCGATTGCGGAAAATCACGAACTTTTTGGATTTTGAAAGGAGTAAACAATGCCAGGAGTAACCACTAGTACTGTATTAAATACAGATAGCGCTCTCAAAGCGAGAGAAATTGATTTTGTAACAAGATTTGACAAAAATTGGGATGCATTAAGAACTATCTTAGGAATCTTTAAACCTATCAGAAAAGAGCCGGGCACTAGCTTAGTGACTTATGAAGCGCAGATGAAGGATGAAGCCTTACAGGGCGGCGCAAGTGTGGGTGAGGGAGAGGCAATCCCTTTTACACAGTTTAAGGTCGTAGAAAGCAAAAGAGAAGATATTGTCGTAGAAAAATACGCTAAATCTTTATCCCTTGAATCTGTGTCAAAATGGGGCGCAACAGTCGCGATTGAAAAAACGGATGATGCCTTTATGGTTGAGCTGCAGAACAAGGTTTTAAAGGATTTTTACACATTTTTAAAAACGGGAACATTAAAAGGAACACAGAAAAAATGGCAGAAAGCGCTTGCAATCGCAAAAGGTGCTGTACTCAATAAATTCGCAGGGATGAACAGAAACGTAACCGAAGTCGTAGGATTTGCAAACGTAATGGATTTTTACGACTGGTTAGGGGACAAAGAGATTACCGTACAGACAATGTTTGGATTGCAGTATATCAAAGATTTCTTTGGCTTCTCCACACTGTTCCTCCTCCCTGACGACTATATTCCGGCAAAAACCGTCATCGCAACGCCGGTGGAGAATATTGATTTATATTATATTGATCCAGGCGACAGCGATTTTAAAAAGCTTGGGCTGGATTACACAACATCTGGCGAGACAAATCTTATTGGATTCCACGCAGGCGGCAACTACACAAACGCCACAGGCGAAACATACGCCATTATGGGCATGAAGCTGTGGGCAGAATACCTTGACGGTGTTTGCGTAGTTACTGTCGGAACCACAGAAACTATCCCAGAAGTATCAAGTGCCGTTTCGGAAGTAAGTTCGAACGGAAAATAAAAGGGGATGATTGAGTGCTTTATGAAATCATGAATCACATTCACAATTTCTTCCCGGTCAAAGGGGCGGCAATCACGGGAGAAATAACAATCGGAGATTGGATTTTTGACACGCTTAATTTTGATGTAGGCGTGACAGAAGATACTAAAGACCTGCGTTATTCTACTACCGCGATTCGCCTCCCGCTACAAGATGGGCAGTACTATTTAGTAAGCGGCTCTATCTTTAATGACGGGGTTTATCAGTACCACAAAGGCAATACTGCTCCGTTACAGGAGGAGACTTTTAACGGCGTAGTTGTTCCGCTGGCTATCCCCAAACCGTTTTTGTCACTGGTGGACGAAATCAGCGAGTGGCAGGCGAAAAACGGCAATTTAGGAGCGTATCAGTCGGAATCGTTTGGCGGATATTCGTACAGCAGGGCAACAAACAGTAAAGGCGAGACCTACACGTGGCAAGATGCCTTTAGGGCACGCCTGAACCCATGGAGGAAAATGGCATGAGTTTAATCAATGAATTTTTACAAGATTGCATACTCATGGATAAAAAGCGTACTTCTGACGGCGAGGGTGGATTTATCACCGAGTGGGTCGAGGGCGCTAAAATACAGGCGGCAATAGTCCGTGACACCTCCATGTCTGCCAGAGTGGCGGAAAAAGAGGGTGTAACAGCAACATATACAATTACTACAGCTAAAACAGTAAAGCTGAGCTATCATGATGTATTAAAAACAAAAGACGGAAAAATTTTTAGAGTTACATCAAATGCAGGAGAAAAAGAAACCCCTGCGTCGTCTAATTTAGACATAGCACAGGTCATGGCGGAGAAGTGGGAGTTAACGTCATGACTCCAACAGCGGCACTGTATCAATTTTGGTCGTCTTTCGGCATAACTGCATATCCGTCTAACAGGGTGCCGGAAGATACCGCATTTCCTTTTATCACATACGAACCAATTATAGCAAATTGGTGGACAGGTGCGGCCGCCGCTAGCACTGTAAACGTATGGTACCACACAGAATCAGAGGCAATTCCAAACAAAAAGGCAAAAGAAATCAGCGGCAGGTTGCAAGGGGGTACTACGGTCAAGTGCGATGATGGAATCATTTTTCTGTCGCAAGACCAGCCTTGGACTCCTTTAGTCGATGAAGCTGACTCGTCAATAGTACGCAGATACACAGTAATAACTATGCAATTTATAACTATTTAATGAGGTGAGCAAATGAAGTATACGCAGGTACCTTCTGACCTTTTCAAAAAAATACAGATTAACGCCGGTATTATTGTATCAGCTTTTGAGCCGGAAACGGGTGCCATAACAGCAACTAACATCCTCATGGCAACCAGCGGCGGTTGTAGCTTTAGCGCGGAGCCATCCTTTACGGATTTCGGGGAAGACATTGATAATGTGCCTAAAAACACGATGGAACTCAAGGAAATCGAATCTATCGAAGTAAAATTATCAGGCACAGCCGTTACAATGGATACCGCACAGGCTAAAAGTTTTATGGCGGCGGCAGACGTAGCGGGAAACAAAGTAACACCAAGGGCAGATTTAAAGGCAGAAGATTTTAAGGATATTTGGTGGATTGGCGACTATTCGGACGAAAATTCCGGGGATTCCGCCGGATTTATCGCAATCAAAATTATGAATGCACTCTCAACGGGCGGATTTAAGATTAAATCAGATGATAAATCCAAAGGAAATTTTGATTTCGAATACACAGGACATTACAGCATTAAGAACGCAGAGACAGTACCTTACGAGGTTTATATCAAAACAGGCGAAGCGGCGTAGGAGGTAAAGCATGAAATTATCAGAATTAACAGCAGAACAGGGTTTAGAAGCCATTGCGAACTCCCTCGAACATATCGGTAACATTGCAGACGATGATGATGCGCTCAGCCTGTGCCAGAAGCTTGTACCGCAGGAAGGGGAGAAATATATCAAAGTCTTTGCTAGGGGTGCTAAAACAGCTCCTAGGCTGTTAAAAACACACAAAGATGATGTAATTGGAATCTTAGCAGCGTTTGAATTGCAGAGTGTTGAGGAATACAAGAAAAAGCATAAATTAATGGACGTTATCAAAGGCATGGTTGACCTCATCAATGAGCCGGAGGTACGTCAGCTTTTTTTCTCAGCGCCAACAAGCGCAGCAGAAGAACCCTCTGGCGATGCGCAGGAGAATACAGAGGAAGAAGCGTAAAGGGATTCTTGCTGTACGTCAAGGCTAAGATTTTAGACGACACAGAGGAATTAATTTACAAACGATACATGGCCGATGGGCTGAAATATGTAACCGAAAGCATTTCGCAGGCGTTCGGTGGGAAATATCTCTATGTATCATTTTTTGATTTAATTAATAGCGATAAAAAGCAAACAGTAACAAAGACTGGCGAAGAAATAGCCGCGGACGTCATTAAAAAAGCCGGATTGGTGGTGATGAGTGATTGAATGTGATGGAATTGTTTGTCACTCTGGCAATCAAAGACACCGCATATAAGCAGGGGCTGAAAGACGCAGAAGGTAACGCCAGCTCGTCCACATCAAAAATTGGCGGGGCATTTAAAGCGGTCGGGAAAGTAGCTAAAACAGCTATGGTGGCCGGCTCTGCTGCCGCCGTTGCATTTACAAAAACATCAATAGATGCCGGAATGAATTTTGATACTGCAATGTCTCAGGTAGCAGCTACCATGGGAACAACCGTAGACAAAATAGGGAACGTCAAAGCCAAGGCTGAGGAAATGGGGCGCACAACAAAGTACACCGCAACGGAAGCGGCGGAAGGAATGAATATCCTTGCTCAGGCTGGCTTGTCGGCGGATGAGCAGATTAGCGGTATCGGAACGGTACTTAACCTTGCCTCTGCCGGTGCTATGAGTCTGGAAGAATCGGCATCATATACTGCCGGAGCTGTAAAAGGCTTTGGTGACTCGATGAGTAACGCATCTTACTATGCCGATTTGATGGCAAAGGGTGCTACTCTTGCTAATACGGACGTAAGAGGCCTTGGAGAGGCTTTTTCCGGTTCTGCTGCCACAGCGAAAAACTACGGTCAAGCGGCGGACAGTGTCACGCTTTCCTTGCTTCGCTTGGCAGAGCAGAACGTGACAGGCTCCGAGGCATCTACGGCATTAAATAGGGCAATGGCGGACTTATATACTCCGACTGATGATGCATCAAAAGCTTTAGATCAGTTAGGTGTATCCGCCTATAAGTCAAACGGCGAGGCAAAAGATTTTAACGACCTCGTAGACGAGCTTAATGGCTCTTTGCAGGGTATGACAGCGGAACAAAAAAACAATGCTCTTGCAACGATTTTTACAACGCAAGGCTTACAGGCGTTTAATAAAATGACCGCATCGAGTGATGCGACTGTGCAAAAATTTTGGAAAGGAATACAGGATTCTTCCGGCTCCGCAGCACAACAGGCGGCTACGCAGTTAGATAATTTGCAGGGCGACATAACCTTGCTATCTAGCGCCACAGAAGGCCTGCAACTTGCTTTTTATAATACCTTTTCGGGTACTATCCGTGGTGCCATCAAAGGTATAACAAGCGAGGTTAGTGGATTAGCTGAGGCGATGGAATCTGGCGGCATAAGCGGCGCCCTTTCCAAACTGGCGCAAGATGCGATTAATTTTAGCGGCCAGTTGCCGGGGCTGACAAAAATCGGCGGCGACCTCATAAACGGTTTAATTTCAAGCGTTACTCAAAATTCTGGCAGTATTACAACTGCTGTCAGCCAACTGTTAAATAATCTTGCCTCTACGATTTCCACAGGGCTAAATGTATTTACATCGGTCGGAGTTAATTTGCTGACGACTATCGCTAACGGCATGACTCAGGGCATCCCGACCTTTTTGGGGCAGGCGTTGCCGATGCTGACACAATTTACAGAGTCATTGAGGAGCAACGCAGGCAAATTGATAAATGCAGGCCTGACACTTATCCAGAATATTGCTCAAGGGCTGATTAATTCTATTCCTGTATTGATTGCATATGTACCTACAATCATAACGAATTTGGCTGGCATTATTAACGATAATGCGCCAAAAATCCTTGCAACAGGAGTAACAATCATAACAAATTTAGCGATTGGCTTAGTTCGTGCGATTCCGTTATTAATTGCTAATTTACCGAAGATTATTACAGCAATCGTAAGCGTATTTACAGCGTTTAACTGGTTTTCGCTTGGTAAAAACATTGTTACCGGCATAATAAAAGGGGTCAAAAATCTCCCTTCTCTTTTAAAGGGTGCCGCTAAAAATGCTGTAAACGGATTCAAGGGAGCATTTAAGGGAAATGGTATTTTATCGGCTGTAAAAGGAGCATTTACTAAGATACCATCGGCTGTTAAAAGTATCTTTACTAAGGCAGTATCCCTTGTAAAAAGCTTCCCTGGACGGTTTAAGAGCGCCTTAAAGTTTAGCTGGTCTCTTCCACACCTAAACCTACCGCACCTGAGTGTTTCCGGCGGAAAAGCTCCGTTCGGTATTGGGGGAAAGGGTTCCCTGCCATCATTCCACATTAGCTGGTATAAAAAAGCCATGGAAAGCCCATATGTATTTTCTGATGCCACCTTGTTTGGAGCAGGAGAAGCAGGAGACGAGATGCTGTACGGTCGTAGCAGACTGATGAACGATATCAAAGAGGCAACACAGGGAACGAAAAACGATGTAACTATTAACGTAACTGTAAACGGTGCAGATAACCCAGAAGAATGGGGAAGAAGAATGGCAAGTGAACTTAGAAGGCAGGTGAAAATGGCATAATGGCAAAGAAAAAGAAAAAGTCTGCTGCTCCTAGCGGTCTGTCTATATCGAGAGACGGTTTGAAATTTACAATATCTTGGAAGATACCGGCGAAAAAATATGAGGATGGACAGTGGCTATGGTATCGTCTACATACAAAAAACGCCGGTGCTTCTAAATGGGATTGGACAAAGTGGAAGAAAATAAATGTGGGAAAATCAGCAACCAAAAAAACGGTAGCACTTAATGCAAAAAATTATTATCCTGTCTCATCAAAATTATTAAACGCGATAGAATTTAAGGTAAAGGGCAAAACAAAAAGTGATAAAAAGCATACCTATACAGCCGCACGTTCCACAAAAACGTTTGCTATTCATGCGCCAAATGCCCCTTCTGTTTCTTATTCCCTTGATGATGCTGACGTAAATAAAGGTACATTTACCTGGAGTACCTCATACGAGGCGAATGATACAAGGCATTTTGCAAGGACACAGGTACAGACCGCATTAATGATAAACTATAAGGGCACCATTGCAAACGCTCGTTTTTCTAATTCGTCCCACACGGGAGCGTCTGGCACATGGGCAATAACAGAGGATGGTTCCCCGACACAAAACAAGACATTTTGCCGTATTGTAAGGGCAAAATCGAGAGGGTGTGCTGGAGATTCCGGTTGGAGTTATGCGTACCATTATTACAGTATCCCAGGGCGTCCAAACATACAGAGTACAGGAAGCAAAGAGATAGGATTCTCTAGCCGCTATGTATGGGCAAACTGGGTGCAGGCATCGCCGCGGGACCGCCCTGTGGATTCCATGGAGTTACAATACGCTATAGACACGCCGGAAAGCGGAGAGAGATATACTGGCACATCATGGAGCACAGGAGTAACTGTTGCGTACCATGATTATACGGTGTCAGCAGATTTCAACACGGACGACGGCATAGCGGAAGACCAGATTATGTGGACAAGGGTGCAAAGTACGCACGATAAAAAATATGCATATTCTGAGCCACGAGTAGCGGCGCGAGGGGCTTTAAAATCCCCGTCATTTGATACGGTATCGGCAACAGGAACAACACTTACTATCAATAGCGTTGAACGCAACACGGAAGTTCCTGACGCTAAAACAGCCGTCTGGATGAAAATAGGCAACGAGGAAAAAGGTATTATTGCAATTACCGACAAAGAGGGGACAATCACAGTTGCGTGTCCGGACGTTTCTGGCGGTACCGAATACCAGATTGCGCTCAAAAATTTTACCGGAACTTCCACACCTCAAAATGGAGCGTCTGGCACCACCTACAAACTTAGCCCCCTCATGCAGTCTGGGTGGATTTATTCGGAAACAAGAAAGATTGCAGTCCCACCGAAAAATATAACTGCAATGGCGGTGGCATCTGATACCGTGGAACTAACATGGGATTGGTCGTGGAAAAATGCGGATGCGGCTACCGTTGCGTGGGCAGACCACGAGGACGCATGGATTAGTACGGAAGCCCCAACTACTTATGACGTGGAGGACAGGGAAACCACGTGGCATATCGGGTCCCTAGAATCGGCAAAAACATATTATTTCCGCGTAAGATTGCGGGATACGTCCGGGGATGAGGAAGTGTTATCTCCTTGGTCTGATACGGTTTCCGTATCTCTGAGTGAGACCCCAACAACTCCTACGCTTGCAACGACAGAAAATTATCTTGCCCTGGACGATACAGTTATTTGCAGTGTTGGCTACACCGGAAACAGCAAAGCTAGCATAAAAATAGCGGAAGCGGTTAACGATGAGCCGGTTAAAGGCAAAGATGGAAACGTCGTTGTTTTAATGATGTCTTCCGGCATGGAGACATTATCGGAAACTATTGAAAACATTAATAAAATCTATACTGCAAGTGGTCTTTTGAGCAATCTGTGGAATGTAGGAGAAATCCATTATTTAAAAGCAATGGTTACAGCACAGGGAGGCAAGGAAGGTGCATGGTCAGATTCTGTGGCTGTTGAAATTGTTGCAAAACCTGCAATAGACAGCGTTACAACAAATCTTGTTTCGGAAGCAACAGCATATAATTCTGACGATGTTACCACGGAAACGACCGACCAGACAGTGCCGGAATCATCGGAAGGCACAACAAATTATTTGGAGCAGCTACCATTAACGATAGCCCCGTCCTTCGGGGATTCTGCTGGCACAGCAAAAGTAACGATTGTCAGGGACGAGGATTATTATATTCTGCGCCCGGACGGATTAAAGGAACAGCATTTTGCCGGCGAAATTATTGCCAGTTTTACCGGTAGCGAAACAGATAACTACAGTATTGCCTTGGGCGACCTGATCGGGCAGATGGATGACGGTGCAAGGTACAGCATACAGATTGCATTTACAGATATTTATGACCATGTGGCAGAAAAAAAGATACCGTTTGTTGTACGGTGGAAACACCAGCCGGAAGTGCCAACGGCCACTGTAAATACGATTGCAGACAACAAAACAGCGAGTATTGTTGTTGCTAAACCAACCACATATGCTGATGGGGATACATTCGACTTGTATCGGATGAGTGTAGACAGAGCAGAATTGATTCTGGAAAATGGGGTTTATGGACAGAAATATGTTGACCCATACCCAGCGTTAAATGAGTACGGCGGCATACTGGTTGTAAATAAAACTGCCAACGGTGACTATATAACGTCAGATAGTTCGTTTGCGTGGTTATATAGCGATTTTTCCATCGAATATAAAAAGGCAATCATTGATTTTGACGGTGAATCTATCGAAATCCAGTATAACCTTGATTTAGATAACTCATGGGATAAAGATTTCGAGAGGACAGTTTATCTTGGCGGCTCCGTACAAGGTGACTGGAATCCTGCAGTCACTCGTGATTTAAAAATTGATGCAGTAAGTATCTCACTAACAGAACCAATGATGATTGAGCAAATGAGGCGGCTCGCAACGTATCCCGGAATATGTCACGTTAGGACACCGGACGGCTCGTCATTTTCCTGCGATATACAGGTGTCGGAGAAAAAAGACCACGATAACAAAATGCGGACAGATTTCTCATTAACGATTAAAAAAGTGGATTCGGAAGAACTGGATGCCGTGACGGAAGAGCAGTGGAGCGCAGAGCATCCTAACGAGGTGATGTGATGGATTGGAGCAAAGGATTTTCAGCAAGATATATTTTGACGACAGTTGACCCCAAGACGTGGACGGACCAGAAAGAATTTGAATTTACTGAGGGCAGTATTGACCGGGACAGTACGTCAGATTTAAGGGAATCTGCTTCTGTCACAATGACAGAAAAGATAACAGATAGTGAGTGCTGGGTCCGTATTTACCTGCAAGCCAAACAGGGAGGGGCAGGAGCAAAAGTAGCACTGTTTACTGGCCTGACCGCCTTCCCGGAAAGAAAGCTTGATGGTGTTAGGGAAAACCACAACATTGACTGCTATTCCGTTCTCAAGCCGGCAGATGATGTGATCCTGCCGCGTGGTTATTATGCACCAGCCGGTAGCGGAGCAAAACAGATTAAAAATCTGCTCAATGATTGTATCCCTGCCCCTGTGTTTGTCGAGGGAACATCGCCGATAACTACAGATAACATCGTTGCGGAAGATGGGGAAACAAGGCTCACAATGGCACTGCATATATTAGATGCCATTGGCTGGCGGATGCGAATACACGGTGATGGTAGTATTGTTATCTGTGCAAATGCAAATGCTAGCAATCTTACAGTGGGAATAAATAAGAACGACATAATGGAATGTGATGTTACAGATACTTTCAACTGGTATGATACTCCAAATTGTTTCATGGCGATACACGATGATTACGGAGCGGCTATTGCAAGGGATGATAGTCCAGATAGCTTTTTATCAACGGTAAATCGTGGTAGGGAAGTGTGGAAATCGGAAACAGGCGTTGAATTATCCTCCGGGGAAAGCATAGCGGCTTATGCTGTTAGAAAACTAAAAGAATTGCAGAATCCTGCCAGAACGATACAGTACAGCCGGCGATTTTTCGAGGACGTTCTTTTAGGCGATGTGGTCTTTTTAAATTATCCGCGGCATAACCTTACTGGGAAATTTAGGATAACATCACAAACACTATCTCTGGAACACGGTTGCCGCACAAAGGAAGAGGTGGAAAGCATTGAATGATTTTGTAAAAGAGATTGCTTCATTGTCGAAGCAAAGCAAAACAAAGGCATATGATACAGTCGCAAAAGTCCTTCGGGTTGACGAAAAAACAGCATATGTCCACATTGACGGTGGAGCAGATGAAACCCCCGCACAGATGGCAATTAATTGTAAGACAGGTGACACAGTAAAAATCCGTGTCAGCGGCGGAAAAGCATGGTTAACAGGAAACATTACAGCACCACCTACAGATGACTCTGTTGCAATTAAAGCGAATAAGACAGCTACTAAGGTAAAGAAATCCTACGAGAACTTTAAAGATATTACTGAGGAAAACTTTAGCAGTCAGGAAGACAAGATAGCAGAAGCTGCTAAAGTTGCAACTAACTTCATGAAATATATCGAAGGACTTGGATTAGTTGTCGGTGATATGCGAGGAAATACGCTTGGACAGAACGCGTTACTTGACGCAAATGGAATGTGTGTGCGCAACAATAACAGCGAAATTGTACGATTTGGAATTACAGATATTAAAGTAGTGAATGAAGACGGAGACCCTGTTTATAGTGGCGCTGGCTCGGTCGTAAAGTCACAAAACAACATTGTTGTATCAACACAGCAAACAAAAGATGCAAATGATACTAATGCCGGTGGTAAGGCTGCGCTTGAATTATATTATGATAGTGCAAAAGATAATATGAGTCTCTCGTTATCTGTAAAAAGTGGAACATCCTATACTGATTTGTACGAAAGCATTGGAAATGGGATATATGCTGATAACTCTAATACAAAGATTGTGTCTTCAGACGTAATAAAGTTGGATGCAGGGAGAATATATTTATCCACCTATTTAGGGGCTTGGAGACCATATTTTTGCGCTGGCGATTCGATCAGTGCAACTTTTGGTACTGCTGGATATATTACGAGTTCCGGCAAGGATGTCATTTTTATAATTCCATTATCAAAACCAATAATTGGGAACCCAACGGTAACAGTAACAAGTGTGGAAGGGCTTATGGTCCGACAAAATAATAAGTATTTGTATGGTGGCTCATCAACAAAATATGTCAAACCTAGCAAATATACTGTACACTCAACGCTTAGTGGAGGCTGCATCCATGTATTTGCAACAATGCCAAATACTACAGATGTTACAAACAATAGTCCTTGCGGCATCTGGGCTAATATTAAGATAACATTCTCATAGGAGGAATAATAAAATTGGCTTTAAAAAAAGAAATCCGTCAAAGTGATGGCGTGGTTACTAATTATCACAGAATCTTATATATTCAGTCTACAATCAACAGTCATGAGTCAATAGCTGTAGTGTCTTATGTAGATGAGATTGGTAGAGCTATGGAAAACAACGGCGACAGACCGTATAGAACCGCTGTTACATATGAGAAAGAGTATGAAGAGAATATGACTATTGAAGATGCTTATAAGTATCTCAAAACACTTTCGGAATACGAAGACGCAGAGGATATCTGATACAATTTATGCATAAGGAGGCGAGAGCATGATAGCTAGTGGAACAATAATTATTGATGGACAGACATACCGCAAAGGAGATATTATACACGATTTAGGCGGATGGGATTGCATAGATACGGACGGAAGTAAGCGATATTACTGGGGGAAGTCTTCCGAAGTGGATAAATTACCTCAATATGTTGCAAGCGGTTCGACAGCGCTATGCGTAGACACGGGGGAATTATATGGATTTTATGCACCTGATAACAAGTGGTTTTTACTTTAGGGAGGTGTAGAGCATGAGAAAAAGCGGCTTAACGGGAGATGAGGCATATATACTCTCAAAACATGGGGAAACAACAGAAGAACTTGGCCCGTTAAAAAAAGAAATTGGTTTGCTAAAGGAAGATATAGACAACTTAAATGATAAGAAGATTACCAAGTTCTACGCAAGCAATCTTGAAGAAACTCATATTACTGATTCCGATGATGGAAAGATTCAAGATATGATGATATACGGAAAATCTTCACAGGATGGAACACCCTCACCAGAGAACCCAGTTGAGATTAAGAGCGTGGTGAATCCGACAGTGAAGGTGTCAAACGAAGATGGAACAAAATCTCAGACTGTCACTCTCCTATACACCCTCAATGCCATTCCAGTAAGTTCAGATGGTAACGTCACAATTGATGGTCAGCAATATGTTGCGGATTATGTGGATGTGGAACGAGGGAAGTTGGTGAGGATGTGTAAAGAAAAAGTTTTCGATGGAACTGAAAAATGGCGTAGTGAATTGTCATATATGGTTGCAGACATACCAAACTTTAGTTACGTTGATAACAATAATCATGAACACATGACATATCTTCTTTGCAACAAATATAAAGTGTCAAAAACTATTGGCGATAATGATAACTTGATTTTTATAAGAATAAACGGCGATGGTGTGGTTATAAAAGATACTTTGCATCAATCAACTGTTGATGATTGGAAAAAATACCTTAATGATAATCCATGCATTGTGCATTGTCTTTCGGCAATTCCCGAAGAAATTAGCCTCACCACAGAAGAAATCATTGCATTTAAAGCACTTGCAACATATTATCCGACTACAAACATCAGCGTCAATTCAGAACAGTTGGACGGATATACAGTATTTAACTATCCGATTAGCATGGCTAATGGTTGGAACCATGTAAAACAGCAGTTAAACGACAACCGAGATTACATCTATGATATGGATTTACAATCAGCAGAAGCCTATGTAAATAGTGAATATGCAGTAGCATTAACAGAATTGGAGGTATAGAAGATGTTATATAGAACATTATTAAAACTTAAAGAAAGAAATGGACTGACAGACGATTTAAAGAATAAGATTGATGTGTTTTTTGCAGTTGGGAGAATCACAGAGGAACAGTACAATGAGTTAATGGACGTTGTGGTTGAAGAAGAACCGAAAGCGGAAACTAATTAATTAAAGAGGGCTTTAATTAATTTATAAAAACAAAAGAAAAATAATTTTTAAGGAGGAATGGAGATGGTAGATATTATGTTACCTTTGATAACTTGTATTTTTGTAGTTTTTGACTTGGCTAGTGGCGGAGTAGCCGCCTGCGCCAACCACGAGTGGAAATCCTCAGAAATGAGAAAAGGATTGTATCATAAATTTGGCTCCATTATGCTTGTGGTGCTTGCATATCTTATCGACTACGCCCAGAAATATGTGGACCTAGGCTTCCAGGTACCTATTGCCGCAGGCGTGTGCGTTTACATCATTTTGATGGAACTTGGTTCTATCGTGGAGAATATCGGCAAAATTAACCCTGATTTGCTCCCGGACAAGGTTAGAGCAATTTTAGGACTGGACAAAACAAAATAAATTTACGTAATTTTTGCGTGTTTGAGGTGATGCAGTGAACAGAAGTTTGATAAAAAAACTCTGGAAATTAGGCGATAAACAATTTATTGATTACGCCTTGTCATGTGCCCGCTTAACTTTGCGGGAGCGTGAAACTGTACAGTACTTGCTTTTTGACGGATTAACGCAGGAGCAAGCCGCCGAGAAAATGGATATAAGCACGAGAGGATTACAAGGGCTGTGGAGTTGTGCCGTAGAAAAAATTTTGTTAGTTCCTGGCACAATCCCGTACATAAACAGCCTTTAAGAAACTAAAGACAACTAAAAATCATGCGAGAAATAAGCGCGTTGCCTTCGTGGTGGCACGCTTATTTTTTTGCGATAATAAAACTATAAGGAGGGCAAAAAATGTATCAATATTGGAATCCTAACCCAGCGGCGGCAAAAGTGGGAGATTGTACTGTGCGTGCTATCTCAAAGGCTATGGGTCAGACGTGGGAAGAAACATATATACAACTTGCACTGTACGGCTTGATGCTATCAGATATGCCCTCGGCTAACGCAGTGTGGGGCGCATACCTCAAAGATAATGGATTTAGCCGTTATATAATCCCGGACGAATATATGACCTGTACCGTCTCGGAATTTGCAAACAACCACCCAGAAGGGGTTTATATTTTAGCACTGTCAGGGCACGTTATAGCGGTAATTGACGGCAATTACTACGATACGTGGGACAGTGGAGCAATGACACCTATCTACTATTGGAGGGAAGGAGGAAAATAAATGTTCGGTTATCCACAATATCCACAACAGTATCCACAGTATCCGCAATATCCACAACCGGATTATCTTGACCAACTCAACCGACTAAAACAGCAGCAGGCACCACCCCAACAAATGCAACAGCAGACCAACCCCGATGAGCGGATTTGGGTGCAGGGGCAGGGCGCGGCGGAGGCGTATTTAGTGGCACCAAATTCTTTTGTTCGCCTGTGGGACAGTCAGGCGCCAGTTTTTTATGAAAAAAGAGCAGATCAGACGGGCAGACCGTTTTTAGAGGTGTTTGAATACAAGCGCAAAGGCGCAGATTCGCCCACAGCGGAGCTTTCACAGTCTAGCCAACCAATTAACTACGAGGAACGCTTAAATGCCTTAGAAAGGCAAATGGAGACGTTAAGAAGGAGGGTATTGAATGAATCTCAATCCAATGCAGGTGATACAGCAGTTTCAACAGTTCAGACAGCAGTTTCAAGGGGACCCGAAGCAGGAAGTACAGAATCTGCTAAATAGCGGGCAAATGAGCCAGCAACAGTATAACCAGTTGCAGGGCATGGCGACACAGTTTCAAAACCTTTTAAAGGGTTTTAAATAAATAAAAAGGAGTGATTTCATGGGATTAACAACAGACGGAATGAGTCCGGCAGATTTGGCGGCAGTCACAGGCAACAATAACGGAGCGTTTGTCGAAGGCAACGGCGCTTGGTGGATTATCATTCTTTTCCTCTTTATCTTCTGTGGATGGGGAAACGGAAATGGATGGAATAACGGCGGCGGAGGCGCGGTAGATAACTATGTATTAGCTTCAGACTTTGCAACCTTACAGCGCCAGATTGATAGCGGTATTTCCTCCCTTGAGCGCAAGGGTGATGCCATCAACAGTGGTATTTGTGACGGATTTTATGCGATGAATACCTCTCTGCTCAACGGATTTGCAGGAACAAATAGCACAATCCAGCAGAACGGCTATGATACACGAAATGCAATCCAGCAGGGACAGATTGCAGATATGCAGAGCTTCAACGCTTTGCAGGCACAGTTAGCACAGTGCTGCTGTGACAACAAGCAGGCTATTGCAGGCGTTAACTACAATATGGCGATGAATACCAATGCAATCCAGCAGGAAGTTACAAACGGCTTCTGCCAGACAAATTTCAACAACGCAAACAACACAAGAGACATCATTGACAACCAGAACAACAACGCTAGAGCCATCCTTGATGCCCTCACAGCACAGAGAATCGAAGCTAAGGACGCTAAGATTGCTGAGCAGAATCAGCAGTTATTTGCGGCACAGTTAGCGGCTTCTCAGGCGTCACAGAACGAAACCTTAAAGGCATACATGCAGGGTCAGTTTACTTATTACAACCCTAGACCAGTGCCAGCTTTTCCGGTTTCCGCACCATATCAGTACGGTAATTGCGGATGCAATACTGGTTGCGGATGCTAAAATTTTATAATTAGCAGCTTCCTGCGTTGACGGGATTGTTCGGCTTGTGCCGATGATGCTTATAGCGGCGGGGCAATCGTTCCGCCGTTTATTATTAAAAAAGGAGTGATAACGTGGCAGAATTTACTAATAGCAATATCGTAACCGTAGCAGCGGGGCAGAATTTACCGCTCACAGAGACAGCCGTAAAGTGCGGTAGCTGTATTACACACCGGGAGGGGGCAGGAATTGTGACCCTTAGAGGCCTTACAAACCAGTGCAGGGCGCGCTATAAGGTCAGCTTTGGTGCTAATATCGCCATACCTGCCGGTGGAACTGTGGCACCTATTTCTATTGCCCTGGCAATCGCCGGAGAACCATTAAATAGTGCGACAGCAATCGTAACACCTGCGGCGGCAGGCGAATATTTTAATGTATTTACAGCGGCGTTTATTGACGTGCCGCGCGGATGTTGCATAACAATCGCAGTCGAAAATACATCTACGCAGGCAATTAATATAGCCAATAGCAATTTAATCGCCGAGAGAGTAGCGTAAAGGAGGGCGAAAAATGGAATCATTACACAAATTAAAAAAGATGATGTGCAGAGAGCTGGACGAGATTTCGAACAAGGGCGATATGAGCGCCGGGGATTTAGAAGCAGTTCACAAATTGACAGACACAATTAAAAATATTGACAAAATCATGTATCTGGAAGGCGACAACGAATATAGCCGCGGCGGCGACTGGGATGCGTTAGGAAGATATAGCCGTGGGCGTTATCCCGACATGGACTACGGCGACCACAGCAACGCTCGTAGAGGTCAGCATTATGTAAGGGGTCATTACTCTTACAACGATGCAAAAATGCAGGTAAAAGAGACTATTAAAGACATGATGCATGATGGCAATCTGTCTAGCGCAGAACAGGCGGCGTTAGGCAGAGCATTAGCAGAATTAGACCGATAGAGGAAAGGGGTGCCGCAATGATTAATATGGACGAAATTAATGCCGAAATTGCGGCATTAGAGGCAGGAAAAACAACCTACGCCACTTGCGAACGGCTTTCGATTTTATACAATGTACGCAACAATTTAATGAGCAATCAACAACCGAACCAACTATCTCCCAACACATCATACTACTCTTACAGTTCCGAGCCGGATTCTGAGTTTAAAGAAATCGCCCGAAACGCAGACTTTGAGCATTTATTACACGTACTTGATGAACACATGAAAGCCATAGAAGCAATGTATCCGCGAGAATATCGGTCAGTTTTGCGAAAAATAAAAGAGGGTGCTTGAAACATCCTCTTTCTTTTTATATAATGTAACTGTATCTCCTTTATTTTTTATATTTAGTTATGTAGTAACTAGCTTTAATCTGGTGGTTACGGCTAGTTACTACATAACAAAAACTAAAAAAATATAATATCCTCCACAAACTCGTTGGGGGATATTTTTATCTCTTTTACAATACTTTTCCAAAACACCTGCTTGCCTTGTTCGTCTAACTGCATATACATGTCTTTCCAACCTTCAGGAAATCTGCTTTGTATTTTTTTCTTAGTTTCTAGTTCTTCCGTTGCGGCGGTCTGGGATAGTTCTTTTAATTCCTTTGATATAGCCTCATATCTTTCGTCATAGTATTCTTCTGTTATCCTGCCTTTTTCAAACATTTTATTAATTCTTCCCAACTCACTGGATAATTTTTTCTTTCTCTTTTCCGCATCGTTTCCACCTGCCTTCACACGACATTCTGCTCTTAATACATCTAACTGTATTTTTTCTTCGATGTGATTGAGCATATATGTTTCTAATTTTTTTTCTGATCGCGTGTAGGTCTTGTGCTTTTGTGCGACAGAGTGGGGGCAATGATATACTTTGTACTTTTTTTCTTTTTTACCTATTGCACACCCGGAAAGCCTGCAACCGCAAATCGGGCATTTCATCAAGCCGGAGAAAACGTAAATGCGCCTCTTACAATCCGTCCAAGTTTTTTGGCTGGATACTTCGTTAATTTTTTGCGCCTGCTCCTCTGTTATGTATGGCTCACAGTAGTTCTTTACGCCGTACATTTCCCCGTGGTACGCCGGACTAGACATAATTTTGACTATCCTGGTTCTCGTCCTGATAAAATCGGGATATTTATTTAAAATATAGTCAGCGGTTCCTGCTTTTGAGAAGGTTTGGAAATAATGCTCAAACATATCCTCAATTATTCCTCGCGTCTTTTCATCTTTTACAATCTTTTTCCCTTCTATGCGATAACCTACCGGCACTTTTCCGCCAATATATTCCTTGTTGTTCCGTTTAAATTCCATAACAGACCGTATTTTCTCGCTGTCCCTGTCTGCCTCTGCCTGCGCTACGGACAGCATAATATTTACTTTAAATATTCCCTGACTTGTTTCTGTCTCATAATCCTCCCAGATAGCTCTCCAAGGCACTTTACACGCGTCAAGGACACTTTGTACCTCATAATACCCTGCAACGGCTCTAAACCACCTGTCAAGGCGTGTGAAGAGTATTATGTCAATCTCGTGTTTCTTGCAATCCTCAAGTAACTGCAAAAGGGCAGGGCGTTTTGTGTATTTTTTACGTGCAGATATGCCGGCATCGTTATAAATACCAGCAACCGTATATCCTTGCTCTTCACAATATTTTTCAAGCGCATCTATCTGCGAATCAACGGACAATCCACTGTTCTTCTGCTCTTGCGTGCTTACTCGCACGTATAAAGCGGCTCTTTTCATTTATTTCCCTTCCTGCCTTCGTACCTCCGGGGCGGGTGCTGCTATCTACATACAACTAAGCCTGTCTATTAGCTTTTTTCTAAGCTTTTCGTATTTCTCGGTTATTTCTTCACTATCCGGAAAGTTAACCAAGCGAAAACAAGCATTTTCAAATTCGTTAACCAATGCTATGTTTTCGTATCTTTTTAATTCTATAGCTTTTTGCGGCAAATCGTCATAAAAAACTTTTAAATCGACACCTAGAGCGCCTGCGATTTTTGATAAGGTCTCTACCTTTGGCTTCTTTTTTCCGACTTCGTACTGGTAAATCATGGCAGCTGAAACACCTAGACATTTAGCAAGTGCCGCCTGTGAAACTCCCTTTTGTAGGCGCACAGTTTTGATTTTTTCTCCTATCATTGACAAAGTTACATCTTCTAATGCTTTTTCTATTGCATTTCGGCACTGTTCTTGGTTAAAATCTTCGACACCTTCATATTCTCGACTTGGTACGGTATCAGCGAAAGTGTAAAAGTATGGCTCGCCGCTTTTTGTGTAATTATATCCAAGATTTAAAGCGGCAGCAAGTTTGGCTACTGTATCTTTCTTCGGATTTAATTTCCCGTATTCATAGCGTTGAATGGTATATGTCGAAAGTCCGCTTTTTTTACCAAGCTCTTCTTGCGTTAACCCCTGCCTTTTTCGCGCTTGTCTTAATCTATCTGAAAAACTCATAATTTTTTCACCTCTCTATATCTCCTCTCTTGATTTAATCATATTGTACATGATAATGACTATTATGTTAAGAAAAAAATACACGAAAATATATTATTTTTTATATTCTACGATGTCGCACACCTGGCAGTCCAATTTCTCGCACAAATACATAATTGTATCTATATTCACGTTCCTGTCGTGCCGCAGCTTGTTGACCAGTGCCGGGGAAAGATTAAAACTTTCCTTATCTAATAGGTTAGAACGCTTTAGCCCTCTACGTTCTAGTGTGTCCCATAAATTACTATATGAGATGCTACCTTTATATATGTTACTTCTTTTTCTTGCTCGTGTTTCCATTTAAAAAGCCTCCTTTAATCGTTATAAATATATAGTACATTATTTTGAAATAAATATCAAGAAAAAAATAATATATTTTCGTGTATTTTTCTCTTGACATAATAGTCACTATCGTGTATAATGTGAGTAAATCAAGAGAGGAGATACAAAGAAATGAAAAAATACAATTTATCAAACATTATGAAAAGAGCATGGGAGTTAGTTAAAAAGGCAGGTCTTTGCATCTCCGAAGGATTGAAATTAGCATGGAAGGAAGCAAAGAACATGGGAGAAACAATGGAGGAAAAGCTTATCCGCCTTGGCTATAAGGTGTGGGAGAAGGGCGACATGAAACGCATCTATATTAATGACTTTCAGAAATATTTGGAAGTCGAAGAAACTAATACGCCAGCAGCAATGGGACGTGGAAGAATCATTAATGGCATCTGCACAGATGAATACAAAAGCTTTGCACAGCGTCAAGCATTAAACCTTATTGACTGGGGATTTGGCGCAAAATTATATTATGATTGCAAGAAAGAAGACTGGGGATGCAAAAATCCAGGCAGCAACTTAATTAAAAAAATCCTCTGGACAGTTGTCGATAAAATAGTAGTTTTATAATAAATACCCGCCCGGCGGCGGAACCGCCGGAGAAAGAAGGAAAATATGACAGCAGAAGAAAGAAACAAGTACATAGAGTTTATGTACGATTATAAAAATGAATATAATTGTGAAAATTGCCCGGAAAATAGAGGGGATTTTCCACATGACAGATTACCTTGCGGACAACAAAATTGCTGGGTAACCTGCCACTGTAAGGAGATGTAAATATTATTACCGCCCGGCGGCGAATTCCGCCGGAGAAAGAAAGACGAGGAGAAATTATCATGTTAGGAATTTTAAGAAAAGAATTAGTAGGAAATATAGTATCATTTTATGAATTAGACGAAATTATGACAGAGTTCGGGTGCCCTTCTGAACTGGACTGGATAAACGATGAGGGCGCGTGGGATGATGTTTTAAAGGATAAAAATATCTTTTATAAAGTTCCTGATTCTGACGACCATTTTGCAATTTCTTTTGAAATTGAAAGCGAGTACAATTCGGAGGAAGAAAGTGCAGATTGCACACTTGTTAATATCGTTAATATAGAGGTTCAGTAATTAAATTCCCGCCCCGGAGGTTACGAGGGCAGAGGAGAGTAATATGCAAGAATTAAAATTTAATAAAAGAAGAAAATTAGACAGATTCTTAGCCACTTTGCCTAAAGACATGGTTTTTAAGTCAAATAATGAGTTTAGGATAAAAATGCCAAACGGATATATTAGTATTGGATATTATTACCATGATTATCATGCATTTGGTGGACATCGTAATTCTGAATATAATACTATACAAGAAAATATAGACGCGGTAAAAGAATTCATTGACAAATACGGTAAAGGGGAGTAGGATATAGATAAGGTTTTTAATAGCTCCATTTTGGGATGTAAATGTTAGCTTAGTTTTGTACCTTAAAAACATTAATAGTTCCATTCTGGAAGGCAAAGCACTTGTTTCGACAGGTGCTTTTTTATTATCTTGAGGAAAAAAGAAAAGAGAGAAGAATTGATTCTTCTCTCTTGTTGGTTGTCCTATTAGTAGACTAATTATTTTAAATTAATAGTTATCTTCTTGTCTGTCCAGAACGAAGCACTATACTCTAAAATCACTTTCTTTGCATCTTTTGGCACTTCGTAATATGCTGTAAAGCTCACGTTCTTTCCTGGAGACAAATTAGTGTTAACAAAATCGCTGTCCCCTATGTATTGCTGCTCGCAAGCTGAATTATCTGCATAGCATTCGCAATCAGATACAGACACATATTTGTCGCCTTTTTCTGCGATGTTTTCGCAAGTAAAGTCTACAGCTACATATTCGCATCCATCTTTTGCAGTAAAATACTCTCCAGCGTCATATCCAAATTCAGCCTTTTTAGCAGTTACTTTTAAACCGTCATTCTCAAAAGATTCGCCAACCTTTACGCTGTCTTTCTCTTTTGCTTCTTCCTTTTTAGCAGTTTCTTTCTTGGCCGCTGTTGTTGCTGTGGTACTCTTTGGAGAATCGGTGGAAGAACTGTCATCGTCACCACCACCCATTGCCATACCTAAAACAGCCAGAACGATGATAATGATAATTACCCATTTCAACTTGCCGCCCTGTTTCTTCCGACAATGAGGACACACTTTAGCTTTTGCGTCAATTTCTTCTTTGCAATGCTTGCAAACTTTAGTTTTTTCCTTGCTCATATTTTCTGCTCCTTTTTTATTTATTATATTAATAATTTGGGTAAAATTATACAGGATATTGAATAAAATATCAAGTGATTTGCTGAAAATAATGTCCAAAATGAATAAATGAGATACGTGCATCATATAATGCAGTAAAGATTTGATAACGGGAGGGGTTGCATGGATTACAGGAAAGAAATTGTTAAAATGCTTGATATGGCAGATGAGCGTTGCTTGCGGCTCATCTACGTACACATCAAGGCTTTACTGGGGCTGAAATAATCAGCCCTTTTTGTTTTCCTGCATTAACTCCACCATTTTCTGTAGAACTTCCCAGTCAGATTCATCTAACGCCGAAAGCATCGAAATAAATTTCTTTTTAAAAGAATCTTCCTCGCTTTTCAGTACATTACCGACAAAGTTTTCTATCTGTTCATCTCTTGTTAATTCGATGAACATTTCGCCGTTTCCAGTTCGTAGCCAATCTTCATTGACGTTAAATTTAGTACAAATAAGAGAAATCACAGCGGCACTTGGATTTCTTCTGCCTGTTTCATATCCGCCAATGTTATCTCTTGTGCTTCCTAATTTGTTAGCAAACTCTTGCTGTGTCAAATCTAGCACTTTTCTTAATTTTTTCAAGCGTTCATTCATTTTTTTACTCACCTCCTTTATTGCAATTATTATATCGCATCGAAAAATAAAAATCAATATAAAAATGTGACTATGACACAAAAAGCGTACAAAGTCACAAAAAAGTGTTGACAAAAGTGACAAAGTCATATATAATAGTGGCATAGACAACAAAACACAAGACAACCAAACAGGAGGGAAACAAGATGAAATTCTACGATATTTTAATGGTAATCAACAATAATGTATTGATTAGAACAACAGTAACAATATTTGGCATGAAGTTCAAAACAGAGCATCGTGCGGATTACTTTTTGGGTTGTGGAACGGATGAGCTTTTAGGCAAAAGAGTTGCTGATATGAGAGTGACAGAAAAAAATGTGCTTGAAATTATTTTAGAAAATAAATAGCCGAAACGGTCAGGAATGACCGTCTACCGGAGACGACCTCCCGGTACTGATGATGGCAGGTCGAGAAAGAGAGGTGTTGAAAAATGTCAGAAAAAGAAAAACAGATTCTTGAAGCTATAACAAAAGCTATTCCTAATATGTCTGAATTTAATAAAGGCTACTTGCTTGGCATGGGTGAAGCGATGGCGAGCAATAAGAAGCAGGAACGTGAAGAACAGAAGGAAGGTGACTAGATGGAGAATTTAATTCCTGTCAACTACGATTCGGAACAGCCAACTGTCTCCGCAAGAGAACTTTATAAGAAGTTAAATATCGGAACCAAATTTACTACATGGTTTGAGAGAATGAAGGCTTATGGGTTTTCTGAAGGAAATGAGTTTTTCCCAGAAGTGGGAGAAACCTCAGAACAGGGCGGCAGACCGGCAACAGATTATCAAATATCAATAGATATGGCGAAACAAATTTGCATGATTCAGAGAACGCCAGAAGGGAAACTGATTCGTCAGTATTTCATCGACCTTGAAAAAGCATGGAACACGCCGGAACAGGTTTTTGCAAGAGCTTTGAGAATGGCTGACAAAACCATCGAATCTTTAAAAGCTGACAATGCAGTTTTGCTTGAAAACGTTGAGCGTATGCGACCGAAAGAAGTGTTTGCAGATGCCGTTTCAGCAAGTCAGACATCAATTTTGATTGGTGAGCTTGCGAAGCTGTTAAAACAGAACGGCATCGAAATCGGACAACAAAGATTGTTTTCTTGGATGCGTGAAAATGGCTTTCTCCTCAAACGCGGGTCAGGCAGAAACATGCCAACTCAGAAAGGTATGGAGCTTGGGTTGTTTGAAATCAAGGAAGGCTCATACATTAACGGAGTGGGTGAAAATATCATCACCAAGACAACTAAAGTCACAGGTAAGGGACAGCAGTATTTTATTAATAAATTCTTGCAATGTCAGGAACTTACGAAAAGAGAGGAGTAAAAAAATGAATGAACCTCCGAGACCAGAGTATGTTGCTAGATTACTCTACACCCTCCTAGGAAAACAACAGGGCGTAGAGTATGACAAAGTGTTTTACACTGATAAAGACGGCGTAGAACACGAAGTGAAAAAGGAAGAGCCCTACCATTAAGCTCTTGTCAAATAAAACATAACTAGATTTTACAAAAGACTTGGCAATTTGTCAAGATAGGAGGTAGACATGGCGTACATCGTTATTCAGGATTGGATGATATCAGATTTACAGTTAAAGGGGAATGAGCTCCTCACATATGCCCTTATTTACGGCTTTTCGCAGGATGGCGAATCAGAATTTAAGGGGTCATTGAAATATATTTCCGAATTTCTTGGCGTATCAAAAAGAACTGCACAAAGAAGCATTGAAAATCTTGTAGACCGAGGAATAGTTGAAAAGAGAGTAGAGGAGATTAGCGGCGTGAAATTTAATCGCTACATGGCCCATGAAAAAGCTGACACCCCTATAGACAAAATGACCACAGGGTATAGTCAAAATGACCATGGGGGTATAGACAAAATGACCACAGGGTATAGTCAAAATGACCATGGGGGTATAGACAAAATGACCACCAATAATACTAATATATATAATACTAATAATAATGCTAGTAATAATACTAAAGATAAAGACACGCCCGCGAGATACTTTGACGACGAGGAACTAAACAATAAGTTTTTGGAATTTCTTTCCATGCGTAAGAAGATTAGAAAACCAGTTCGGACGGATAGAGCTTTAAAAGCATTGCTTAAAAAGCTGCATGAATTATCTGGCGGTGACGTTAGTCTGATGAAACAGACTATAGACCAGTCATTAGACAAGGAGTGGTTAGGATTCTTTGAGCTGAAGACAGGTAACGACAACACGAAGAACATTAACGACCGACTGTACGGAGATATACAGCACTGGGCGGCACAGAAAGAACAGGAGGGAGGCGGAATGCATGACGATTTCGGAGTTTTCTAAAATCGTAGCCGCACTAAAAACCGTTTACACGGCTCCGGGATTTGTTCCCAACGAGCAGGCGTTAGACATGTGGTATCGCCTGGTAGGCAAAAATAACAACTACCAGACAATAAGCGTAGCGGCACAGATGTACATGACAACCGGCAAGTTTCAACCGACACCAGCAGATATTTTGGAGTGTGCCAGCAAGCTCAAGGCAGAAAGCAGCTACCTGAGCGAGCAGGAAGCGTGGGCAACAGTGGCAAAGGCGTGCAGCAATGGAATTTACGGTTACAGAGAGGAGTTTGACAAACTGTCCCCTACGTTGCAAAAGGCGGTAGGAACGCCACAGACGCTCCATGACTGGGCGGTAGTAGATTCAGCGGACTTTCAGACGGTCATACAGTCAAATTTCCTCAGGAGCTACAGAGCGGCGTTAGAAGCGCAAAAGGAGATAGACAAGTACCCGCCGAAACTCCAAGAAATGATAAGAGCGGCGGGAGCGATAGAGCGAAAAGAAACAGTACCAGAGCTACCCACACTGGGAGAAATAGTTGGGCGGTTAGAACAGGATAATAAAAATTATACCCCGGAACAATGTAGTGGAGCGTTGGGGGATTGGATAGCAGGAAAGAAAGAGAGGTTAGGCTATGGATGCGATGATTAATGCGACGTGGTTCCAGGCGAAGGAATATGACGATAAAGTGATGGGAAAAGGAGTAATCCCGGCGGAAGTCACGATTGCTGTCAAAGACAAAGAGGTAGCACAGGGACTGCTTGAGTTATTTAGACTGGGCGTTGAAAGAAGCAACGATATGAAAAAGATAGAGGCATACGCCAGAGGCTACAATGAACTGACCAAGGCTATTGGAGAGGCATGGGGGACAGGAAATGGCAGACCGATACAATGAGGAGATCAAAAAAATGTATGAGGAGGAAAAGTGGTTTTTAGCGCAGCGTCCGGTTTGCGTTATCTGTCAAGAAAAAATACGAGGCGGAGAAGCGTTTTACAATCGCAAAATTGGATATATATGCAACGAATGTATAGAGGCCGGCATGTCGGGGATAATAAGCGAATGAATGATTTTGTAAAAGAATATTTAGAAACACAGCGCCTTGAGGCGGAATATGAGTGCAGAACAGCACACAAAGCAATCAAACGAGGTGCGACAAGTTACAACGAATATGAGCAGGGATACGAGGAGGAAGAAGAGCAATGACATTATACGAGATTGACAGTGCAATTATGGATTGCGTAGACGAGGAGACAGGAGAAATTATTGACCTTGAAAAACTTGAGACCCTCAACATTGAGAGAGACAAAAAGGTGGAGGGAATCGCGCTGGCGGTGAAGAATTATGCCGCAGAAGCAAAGGCAATCAAAGAGGAGGAAGAAAAGCTTGCGAAACGCCGTAGAAGTTGCGAGAACGCCGCACAGAGGTGCAAGGACTATCTGTCTCATGCTCTTGGCGGCGAAAAGCTCAAGACGGCAAGAGTCAGCGTATTCTACAAGAGCAGCGAGTCTGTGACCATTGACGACTTAGGTAGTCTGTCAGAGGAATACATCAGAATTCCAGAGCCACAGGCGGACAAGACAGCGATTAAAAAGGCGATTAAAGCGGGGAAAGAGGTCGCAGGGGCACATCTCGAGACCTCGAAAAGTGTGATTGTGAGGTAAGGGAAAATGGGAGAAATTCACAAAAAGTTGCAGAAAATTCAGCATCAGCTTAAAGTGCCTAAGTCTCGATGGAATAAATTCGGAAAATTCTGGTACAGAAGCTTAGAGGATATTTACGAGGCAGTAAAGCCGTTATTGGACGAACAGGGATTAATACTAACTGTGCATGACGAAATAATCATGATGGGCAATAGGTTTTACATAAAGGCAACAGCAAAATTAACTGACATAGAGGACGAAAAAAATATTGTATGCAGCGCATATGCCAGGGAAGAAGAAACCAGGAAGGGAGTGGATTCCTCGCAAATCACAGGAGCAACGTCAAGCTACGCGAGGAAATACGCGTTAAACAGCTTATTTCTCCTGGACGACAGCAAAGATGCGGATACGGACGAATACAAAAGCAATGAGACCGTGTCAGAAAAAGAAGCAAGAAATTTATGCAGTTTGATGCGAAAGAAAGGTATGACAGAACAGGAAATTACAGAATGGGGAAACAACATGGGGCTGAAATCGTTTTACGAGATTACACGCGGACAGTACGTTGAAACCTTGAAAGTACTGGGATTGGAATAGCATGGATTTAACTGGAAAAATAAAAAACTTAGCAGTGGATTATTTTAGCAAAAAGATAACAGTTACCCTGGAAATCAACGAGGCGGAGCGGTTTATAAAGGGCGTGGACGAGCTGAAAAAGTTGGAAAAGCTGTCCATAATAATCAAACCGTTCCGCAAGAAAAGAAGCTTGTCAGCAAACGCTTATTTCCACGTCCTGGTCACCAAAATAGCGGAGAAAGTTGGCACGAGCAAGGCAGAAGCCAAAAATTTGATGATAGGCAGATACGGACAGCCAGAGCTGATAAAAGGGGACATAGCAGTTTTAAAAACCAATGTCCCGACCGACATCATGTATAAAAAAGAGGACGTTCACACGGTTGCAATAGGGCGGCGGCTAGAAAAAGGCAAAGAGGTAGTGTTTTACAGACTCATGCGAGGTTCGCACACCTACGACAGCCGGGAAATGAGTGAGTTAATCAAAGGCACGATACAGGAAGCAGAAGATTTAGGAATTGAAACGCTAACACCAAGAGAATTGGAACAAATACTAGGAAAATGGAAGCCAAGAAAGGAAGAAGAGAAATGAAAAAATTTGAATTAACAACAGAATTTATCACAAATGCGCTTGGAAAAAAGTTATTTAGAATCAAAGCACTGGTTGAATTTGGGAGCGTGAAAGCCGGAGAGCTAGGCGGGTACGCGGAGAAAGAGGAAAATATATCACAAGACGGCAATGCATGGGTTTCCGGCGACGCAAGGGTTTACGGCAACGCATGGGTGTCCGGCGACGCATGGGTTTCCGGCGACGCAAGGGTTTACGGCAACGCATGGGTGTCCGGCGACGCAAGGGTTTACGGCGATGCATGGGTGCACGGCAATGCAAAGGTTTTCGGCAATGCAGAGGTGTACGGCGATACAGAGGTTTCCGGCGATGCAAAGGTTTTCGGCAATGTAAGGGTGTCCGACAATGTAAGGGTGTCCGACAATGCAAAGGTTTTCGGCAATGCAGAGGTGTACGGCGATGCAAAGGTGTCCGACAATGCAAAGGTTTTCGGCAATGCAAAGGTGTACGGCGATACAGAGGTTTCCGGCGATGCAAAGGTTTTCGGCGATGCATGTGTGTACGGCGATGCAAAGGTGTACGGCAATGCATGGGTTTACGGCGATGCATGGGTGCACGGCAATGCAAAGGTTTTCGGCAATGCATGGGTGTACGGCGATACAGAGGTTTCCGGCGATGCAAAGGTGTCCGACAATGCAGAGGTTTCCGGCGATGCAGATTATGCATTAGTAAAGGGATTCGGGACAGAATTCCGATACACAACTTTTTACAGAGATAAAAATAAAAAAATAATGGTTAACTGCGGATGCTTCCATGGAGATTTGGAAGCATTCAGAAAACAGGTAAAAGAAACGCGAAGTGGGAAAATCGCAAAAGAATACCTAATGATTGCTGATTTAATGGAATATCATTTCACAAGCGAGGATTCTAGCGATGAATAGCGTACTACAAACTAAAAAAGAGTGTTTTTTCTGCAAAACAACCCAAAATTTACATAGGCATCACGTCTTATATGGCAGCAGCAACAGAAAACAAGCCGAAAAGTATGGTTTTACAGTTTATTTATGTTTAAATCACCATACCAACGGCGGCGAGGCAGTGCATCGCAATCCCAACGGACCACTAGACAGGTACCTCAAGGAGCTGGCGCAGAAGTACTGGGAGGAGAACAACGGAACGAGGGAAGAATTTATCAAAACATTTGGGAGGAATTATCTGTGAATAAGTTTAGAAATAAAAAGATTTTTACGAAAGATGGGAAGTTTGACAGCAAGAGAGAAATGCATCGTTATTTAGAGCTTGCGGCGATGCAAGAAGCGGGGAAAATTACAGGATTAGAGCGACAGGTTAGATATATCCTTTTAGGTAGCCAGAAGCGAGAAGATGGCACTACAGAACGCCCTGTATCATATACAGCAGATTTCCGCTACACAGGCAAAGAAGGCAAGATTATTGTCGAGGACGTAAAATCCCCGCGCACAAGAAAAAATCCGGAATACATCATCAAGAGAAAGCTGATGCTTGAACGGTATGGCATCACGATCAGGGAGGTGGCGTAATAAAAAAAACAGGAGACTCAGAAGCAAGAAAAGCGGCGAAAATACTCAAGAAGTACTGCAACGAGCATAAATATTGCCGAAATTGCCTTTTTGCGGTAGGAAAGGAGGGCGCGGCTTGCCTGCTAGTAAATAAATTGCCGTTTGACTGGGTAAGATATTAAAGCTGGACACCCTCCGGGGTTAAGGATAGATACACATTACAGAAACACGTTAACGGTTCCATGAGGAGCTATATGCCATTGATTCCTCCGGATTTATTCCGGAGGGGAAAGGAAAGAAAATGCCATACGGGCTGAAAGACGAAGATTTTGACAAAATACAAAACAAAATAGCGAAAAAACTATATGAAATACCAAGCCTTGACCGAGCCGCATTTCTGGTGGAATGCACAGAACAAGAGTTAAGGGAAGCAATGACCGAACTACGCAAAATACCCAAATCGAGGGGAAAAATTGAAGCCGTAGAAAGGGAGTTGAGAAACAGAGGAAACAAAAACAAAAAAACAAAGTTTTTCCCAAACGACTTGGCAGAAAAGAGATTTGTGAGGGAGTGGACGAAAGCGTGCGGAAGAATAAGGGGGAATGAAAGATGTTAGAAAACAAAGAAATTATGCTTGTTCAGAACGAAGACGGAATATTTAGCGAATATGATGATAGCAACGATATCACTATCAGTTGCGAAAACGAGGAACAGTGCGAAGAAGTGATTGAAGTACTAAAAAGGCAGTTTAATCCAGTAAAACCGATTATCTTAGATACATTAAATGGAGACATTGATTATGAATGTCCCTTGTGTGGAAGGCAAGTGATGGCGGATGCAGAAAGCAGGAATAAATACTGTGGCGAATGTGGTTGTAAATTTGATTGGAGCGAAATTGATACACGATCGGAGGCATAGATGAGCGATAATACAATCGAACCGGATACATATATGGGTTTATCACAGCAATACATAAAAGATGAAATAAGTGATGAGGAGTTTGCGAAGCGGTGTAACCGATTGAAAAGGATACCAATAAACACCTACGTGAGCATATCAGAAAATTTATGAAAGGCGAAATAAGCGAGGACGAATTTGTGGAGCGGTATAACCGATTGATTGAGCAGGAGGCTGAAAAGCACTGGGAACCGGTCGAACCACATGAGCATATTTAAGAGGAGAGAAAATGAAGTTTATTGATTTTTTTGCCGGAATCGGAGGGTTCCGCAGAGGCATGGAAT